AAGGAAATGCTTTGTGAGTTTGGTTTAACTCCATCATCTAGGAGTAGAATTGTTACAGGTGGTGATAAGCAAGCAACAAAAGCAGATGAGCGAATGAAGTATCTATCAGGATGACAGATAAAGAAACTGAAGTAGATTTAATGTTACCTGACTATAACCCTTACGACCAGTGCGGTGATAGTGAGTTTAAGATTGAAGTTGCAACAAGGGCAGTTGATTTCTTTTCTTTATTCTTAAAACATGACAAAGGAAAGTGGGCGGGGAAACCTTTTCACCTTTCGGCTTGGCAAGTTAGTGTTGTGGCGAATATGTTTGGCTGGATTAGACCTGATGGCACAAGAAGGTATCGTTCTTCATTGGTTGAGTTACCACGAAAGACAGGCAAGAGTCATCTTTGCGCTGGGCTTGCTTTGTATTGTTTGGTTGCTGATAAAGAAGAAGGTGCTGAAGTTTATACAGCAGCCGCCGACCGTGACCAAGCAAGCATTGTGTTTGGTATTGCTAAAAGATTTGTTGAAGCAGACGAATACCTTTCCAGAATGTGTATTGTTTACAGGAATGCCATTGTTGTAGAAAGCACAGGTTCAACTATGAAGGCGTTATCTTCTGATGCTCGAACTGCTCATGGATTAAATGCTAGTGCAGTTATCTGCGATGAGTTGCACGTCTGGACTAAACCAGATGCTAGAGATTTGTATGAGGCATTGGTTACGAGTCAAGGAGCAAGAAATCAACCTTTGACAATATCAATTACTACAGCAGGAACAGCAGAGCCAACATTGTGGAAAGAACTCCATCACTATTCTGAACAGGTAAGGGATAACGTGGTCGAAGAACATTCTTTTCTTCCTGCGTTGTGGTGTGCAAAGAAAGACGAAGCATGGGATGACCCAAAAGTGTGGCATAGAGTTAATCCGTCACTTGGTATAACTACGCCTGTAGAGTTTTACGAGCAAGAGTGTGCAAAGGCAAAAGCGTTGCCCAGTTATTCAAATGCTTTCCGAAGGTTGTACTTGAACCAACCAACCGAAGCATTGAGCCGTTGGTTATCAATGGATGCCTATGACGAGTGCGAAGAAAGATATACTGAAGAACAACTTGAAGGCAGGGCTTGCTATGTGGGTCTTGACTTGTCATCAACACTTGACTTGACTGCGTTGGTATTGATATTTCCAAGAACTGATGAAGAAGGAAAGGGCTATGATGTGTTGCCTTATTTCTTTATACCATCTGAAAACATTGAAAGAAGATACAAGCGAGATGGTGTGCCTTATCCAAATTGGCGGGATGGCGGTTTTATTTATTGCACTGAAGGAGACGTAATAGACTATGGTTATGTTAAAAACAAAGTGATTGAACTAGGTAGAAGATACGATATTAAAGAGATAGCAATAGATAGATGGAATGCTACACAACTGGCAATCACTTTGGAGAACTCAGGTTTTACTGTCGCTTACTTTGGTCAGGGCTATAAAAGTATGTCCGCACCTGCAAAAGAATTAGAAGCGTCAATCATAGGAAAACGATTTAGACACAATGGACACCCTGTACTTAAATGGAANGCGAGTGTATGCTCTGCCGAGGAAGACCCCGCAGGTAATATCAAGCCCTCAAAGAAAAGAAGCAATGAAAGGATTGATGGTATAGTGGCTTGCGTTATGGGTATTGGTAGAGCAATAGCAAACAACGATAGCACAAGTGTCTATGAGGATAGGGGTCTGGAGACTTTATAAATGGGAATAATAAATTGGTTACGGTCAGGCGAGAAAGAAATAAGGGGGCAATTGAAAGACCCGTCTTGGTGGGAGTCAGTGTTTACTGGTTCTTCCACAAGTTCTGGGATAAAAATTACACCAGATAGTGCACTGCACCAACCTGCTGTCTTTGCTTGTGTTAGGGTGATTAGCGAAGACGTGGCATCGCTTCCAATAAAAATCTACTCAAAGGTTTCTGATATGGTGCGGGAAGGTATTGATTCTCATCCTATATCACAACTACTAACAAAGAAACCCAACTCAGAAATGACCCCTTTTACTTTCAAAGAAGTTCTAACTGCTCATGTTTTACTTTATGGAAATGGTTATGCAGAAATAGAAAAAGACAATGCGGGAAATGTTATTGGTCTTTGGATATTACTTCCAGAGAAAATGCAAGTTGGCGTAGTGAATGGCGAAGTAGTTTACGTTTATAACTCAGGAAGTGGTCAAATAAATTATTCAAGCGATAGAATCTTCCACATAAAAGGTCTTGGGCATGATGGGCTAATTGGATACTCGCCAATAGAATACGCAAGGGAAACCATTGGCATAAGTGCCGCTATGGAAAAGAGTGGTGGTACATTCTTTTCAAATGCAAGCCGTCCTTCTGGCATCTTGTCGCATCCCGCAAAGTTATCTGAAACTGCCGCCAAGCGACTTCGAGAAGGGTGGCAAGGCATGTATTCCGGTTCAGAGAATACAGGACGTACTGCAATCTTAGAAGAAGGAATGAAGTGGGAGCAGTTATCAATCCCACACTCAGATTCTCAGTGGCTAGAGTCAAGGCAGTACTCATTACAAGACATTGCTCGTATGTATCGAGTGCCACCGCACATGATTGGCGACCTCAGTAGGAGTACTTTCAGCAATATAGAGTCACAACAGATTGCTTATATGCAAAGTACTTTGATGCCTTGGTTGCGTAGATGGGAACAAGAAATTAACCGTAAGTTAATTGGTGACGATGAGCAAAAAGTTTATGCGGAATTTCTTGCAGAAGAACTGTTAAGGGGCAACACATTAGAAAGATACGATGCTTATAGGATGGCAAGAGAATCTGGTTGGCTTTCAGTAAATGACATCCGCAAAAGAGAGAACCTGAATCCTGTTGAAGGTGGTGATTCTTATATCCAACCACTTAACTTCATTGATTCAAACTTGGCAAATGAAGTACAAGGTGGTGCGATTGAAGGCAGGGCTTGGTTGCATGATTCAGTCAAGAGGGCTGTTGCAATTATTAGAAACAGTTGTACTCGCAAAATGGAAAAGATGACTGATGAAGAATGGCAAGAATGGGTGATTAACCAAGATGTACAGTTAAAAGAAAAGGTAACAAAAATTATAGATGGCTCATGTAGACAATTAGAATTAAATTCTTTAGACGTTGCCAATGTACTAATCGAAACTTGCGAGTCAGCAATTAAAACATCTCAAACAAAAAAGCGTAGTTGTGAAAACTGTACTGCATGGGCAAACAGTTTTATGGATGAAGCGACCTTAGACATAATACTTAAACGGAGTCAAGAAAATGAATAAAGAAGAAAACAAAACAATGGAAAAAGAAACTCGGATTTGCGATGACTTGCATCTTGCGCATACTCGAAGTGAAGATGGCGTTGAATCTGAAGCACCAAAGATTGTTGGGTACGCTTCTGTCTTTGATTCTATGTCTGAAAATCTTGGTGGGTTCAGGGAGTTAATACAGCGTGGAGCGTTTGCAGAATCACTTGCAAACAATGATGAGGTTCATGCTTTGTTTAACCATGACGATAATAAAATACTTGGTAGACGAGGTGCGGGTACTTTGAACTTGTGGGAAGATGACCATGGTTTAAGAGTTGAGATAGACCCACCAAACACAACAGACGGCAATGATGTAGTCGAACTTCTGAGAAGAGGTGACTTAGTTTCGATGTCTTTTGGTTTTTACAATATCAAAGACGATTGGGAAACAAGAGATGGCGAGGACATTAGAACAATCAAAGAGGCAAAACTTTTTGATGTATCGGTTGTAACTAATCCTGCTTACCAATCAACTGAAGTCAATGTCCGTTCTCATGAGGAATATGTAGCAAGTAAAGAAGTTGAGAATACAGACTTCGATGCTGTTGGCGAAACTATCGACTTGCGACTTCGACTACGTTTAGCAGAGGAAGCATAATGTCTTATAAAACCAAATTGAAACTGTTTGAGTTAAGCACGATGATACTTACTGTCTGTATAACTTCGGTCATTGTTTTGCTCACTTGCAAGGCAACCCACTAATGCTGTTCTGGAGCAGATACATAATAATAGCAAGACCAGAAACAATAGCAGTTGCTTTATTATTTTTATGGTGATACTATAACTAATAGCCCATTGGCTAAACTTCGCTTGCCGTAGCAAGATTCGTTTTTAATTTTACAACAAACTTACAGAGGAAAGACTATGTCTATTAAACAAGCACAAGAAATGCGAGATGAGCGATGTAAACTTATTGCAGATGCTCGAGCAATAATGGATAGTGCTGAAACTCTCGATGTGGAACAACGCCAACAGGTAGATACCATGTTGGATGATTCCGACCTTCTAAAGAAGGACATTGACCGAGTGGAAGCATTGATGAAAGAAGAACGAGCAATTAAAGAATCAGCAGGTAAATCTTCTGAACTTGCACTTGCCGAACCACAAGAAGAAGTACGGTCAGGTGTTGAAACAAAAGAATACCGTGATGCTTTTATGAACTATTTACGCAATGGTACTTCCAAAATGTCAAGCGAAGAACAGCGAGTAATGGTTGAAGGTACAAATACTGCGGGTGGTTTTACTGCACCAATGTTTGCATTCGGTCAAGCAACTTTGCAAGATATGATTATTGAAACAATGGACTCGGCACAAAACTTTACACAGTACGCGACTTCAATGCAAGTTGGTGGTCAAATTACAGTGCCAGTACAGAACGCAGTTGGAACAGCCGCTTGGACTACGGAAAATGCTGCTTACAATGACTCAGAAACCACATTCACTCAATTAGTTTTCTCGCCATACAAGGCAACAAGAATCCTAACGGTTTCACAAGAACTTCTTTCAGATGCTTATGTAAACATGGAAGGTTTCTTGGCAGGAATGTTTGGTCGTAGTTTTGCAACTTTACTTAATACTGCATTCATCTCTGCCGCATCGGCATCAACAACTTCACCAAGTGGTGTAATGAATGACTGCGATAACGGCGTTACTTCCGCAACTCGTGATACCATTATCTGGTCAGAAGTTTTAGACCTGTTCTATTCGTTGAAAGAATCCTACCGTGCAAATGGCACTTGGTTATTCAACTCACGAACTGCGGGTTACCTTCGCAACCTAAACACTGGTGCAGGTGGCTCATATATTTGGCAACCTTCAGCACTTGTTGGTGAGGCAGATACGCTAATGGGCAGACCTGTTGCAATTAACGATGCTTGCGATGACTACGATGCAGGAGTTGGTGGCAGAGCAATACTGTTTGGTGACTTATCTTACTATTGGATTACATACCAAAACGGTATGAACTTCCAACGCTTGGATGAACTTTATGCCGCTTCTGGAAATGTTGGACTGAAGGCTGATGTTAGAGTTGATGGTCAACTTACATCAAGCGAAGCAGTTAAAGCATGGACATCCAGTTAATAAACTGAACGGCTACATAAAGGGAGAGGGTTAGACAATCGCCCTCTCCCTTAACCGTAGCAGGAGAATAAAATGAAGTACGAAGTATTGAAAGACGGCACTGCAAAAGATGGTCGCTCTTTTTCTGTTGGTGCAATAGTTGAACTTGATAAAGAATATGCCGAGCACTTAGTAAGCAAAGGTGTAGTTCGACCAGTAAACTTTGAAAAGCCACGACCAAAAAAAAGTAGGGCTGTTAGTAAACCAAATGACCTTGAACAAGCGGTAGACAAAGAATGAGTTGGAGAAGTTTCAAAGTAACAACACCACCGGCTTCCTTACCAATCTCGGTTACAGAAGCCAAGTCACAGTTGCGGATTGATATATCAGATGATGATACTCTTCTCAGCAACTACATTACCGCCGCAACCAAAACGTTAGAAGTGTTGATGCGAAGGGCTTTTATTACTCAGACAATTACTTTGAAGTATGACAAGTTCCCTTCAACATCAGATGGTATTGTTTTACCAAGACCGCCATCTATTGCTGTTACAAGTATCCAGTATGTTGACACTGATGGTGCTACACAAACTTGGGCAGGTGGAAATTATACTTTGGATTCAACTTCTGAACCCGCAAGAATTACCCCTGTCTACAATGTAGATTTTCCTGATGTTAGAAGTGCAACGCCTAACTCAGTCACTGTTGTTTATACCGCAGGATATGGAACCGCTGGTTCAGATGTTCCTGAATCAATACGACTTGCAGTTCGTTTACTTGTTGGGTCTTATTATGAAAACAGAGAAGCAACAACAATCCAAAGGGTAACTGAGTTGCCACTTGGTATTCAAATGTTAGTTGCTTCAAATGAAATACCAGAGGTGTTTTAATGCTTGCGGGAACCATGAAACAACGAGTGAGTATCCAATCGCAAAGTACAACTTTGGATGGGTATGGTGAACCCGCAAATACTTGGACAACCGATTCAACAGTTTGGGCTTCAATCGTTCCACTAAGTGGAACTGAGCAACAAGTTGCAGAAGGAACTACAGGCATAATTACTCACCGAGTTATGATGAGATACAACACAGATGCTTCCCCACAGAAAAGATTATTATTTGGTTCAAAGGTTTTAGGAATCGAGTCAGTTATAAATACAAATGAAGCAGACAAGGAATTGCAATTACTTTGCAGGGAAGAAATAAACTAATGGTAGAAATACAAGATACAACTCTTGGTGTTGGTGGTTCTTTTGGTGGAATGAACTTTAATGTTGGCACAAGAAGTATGCAAACAATATCAATGGGTGACGCTACGAGTGGCATTGTTGGTTTGAAGGCGTTGGATGATATGTTAGAAAGAATGCCCAAAAAGATTCAGCAAGCGATTATGAGAAAGGCAATGCAACAGGCACTAAAACCTTTTTACCAAGAAGCAAAAAGATTGGCACCAGTACAGTGGCAAAGGTATGAGATATGGAATTATAATGGTGGGTTCTATAGTGATGTGTTTAANCAAATAACTCGTAAGCGTAGAGGTAGATTGAAGAAGTCAGTTGCTCGAAGAACAAAAAGTAACAAGTGGGCTCACACATTTTCTGGTAACCTATATTCAAACATCAAAAAGTTTAGGACATATTATTCTCACTTGACTGAATGGGGAACCCAAGGTCATTTCATAAACAATTACTTTGGACAAAAAGGTCACAAGAAATGGGTTAAAGGGCAAAAGGCGCAGAAGTGGATGACTAGAGCGTGGAAGAAAAAATGGAAAACATCAATGAGAAACTTTAGTAGAGTTATTAAAGCAGAAACGAAAAGGCAGTTTAGGATTTATGTGATGCAATTAAACATGGAAGAAAGACGAGCAATGGTATCGAGTATTTAGATGGCAGACGAAATAGAAAAAGCAATTAGAAGTGTACTTGTTGCGGATACAGATGTCAATGATTTGGTGTCTGGTCGCATCTATCCTTACATGAGGCAACAAGGGCAGGACTTTCCTGCAATAGTTTACACTTTGGATTCAACCGAACCTGCACATGGTTTGGGTGGCTCGTTAAGTTTGACAAGGGCTAACTTAGCAATCGAGCAATGGGCAGAAACTTATAATGAGGCAAAGCAACTTGCAGAAAAAGTTAAAAATGCCTTGGATAACTATTCTGGTACAAGTGAAAGCGTGGCAATAAAAAGTTGTTACCACGATAACGATAGTGGGAATGTGGACATCTCACCAATAGGTCTTGATAGAGGAATGTCCTCTATCGATAGTGATTATGTAATTTGGTATATTAGTTAACAACAAGGAGAAGCCCAAATGGGAGCAGTAACATCAAATGGAACAACAATAACAGTAGACAGCCAGTTAATTGGTGACGTAATATCTATAGCCGCTGTATCGGTAGCAGTCGCAACAATAGATTCAACAGACTTGGACTCAACGTGGCGAACCTTCATTGGTGGAATTAAAGATGGTGGCGACTGTAGTTTTGAGATAGCGTATGACCCAAGCGATGCAAGTCATACAGCATTAGAAGCAGATATTGACGGTGGAAGCAAGGATGTAAGCATTGCTTGGAGCGATGCCACAACTTGTACTTTTAGTGCAATAATTACTTCTTTCTCCCCAAGTGCAGCGATTGATGATAAACTTACTTGCAGTGTAGGAATGAAAATCACAGGAGCAGTTACTTTCTAAAACGGAGATACCATGCTGGATAAAAAAACTATTCTAAACGCTGATGACCTTCCACGGGAAAAAGTTTCCGTTCCACAGTGGGGCGGTGATGTATTTGTGAGAACGCTTACAGGTGCAGAACGTGATGCCTTCGAGCAATCATGCGTAAGCAACAAAGGCAAGAGCAAGGACATAAATCTGGTCAACATTCGCGCTAGGTTATGTGTCTTGTGTATTTGTGAGGAAAATGGTATGCGCTTATTCAACGCCAAAGATGTTGAAGCCCTTGGAAAAAAATCTGCGGCTGCACTAGATTTATTGTTTAGCGTAGCCCAGCGACTCAACGGGCTTGGGAATGAAGATGTTGAGGACTTGGTGGGAAACTAAAGAGCCGCCCAGAGCGGCGTTTCTACTTTTCCCTTGCGTTGGCTTTAGGCATGACAGTTAGAGAATTGTTGCTGCGAATAGATGCTAAGGAACTCGCTGAATGGTCTGCCTATTATTCGATTGAACCATTTGGTACATTTAGGTCTGACTTGCAAGCGGGAATTATTGCCAGTACAGTCGCAAACTGCAACAGGGCAAAAAACAGCAAGACGTTCTCGCCAGATGATTTTATGCCAATTGGACAGCATGGCAAACCAAAGATAATGAGTGGTGAAGAAATGAAGTCGGTAATGATGGGAATAGCAAAAGAAAAGAGCGAGCAATAGCATGGCGACAATAGGCAATCTTTGGATAAACATAAAAGCAAACACTAGGAGTTTACAGCGTGGTGTAGGTGGGGCAAAAAACTCTCTTGCCGCTTTTGGTAAGTTTATGATGAACCCCGCGGTGCTTGGAGTTGCGGCTGTTACTGCTGCTATAGTGGTGTGGGCAAAGTTGGGAAAAGCAATAGTAAGTGGCTTGGTGTCTGCTGTAAAAGAATCTGCAAAGTTTAACCAATCTATGGCAAAGGTTGGTGCGGTCACGATGAAAACTGGAAAAGAGTTTGATGTGATGAGGAAGAAGGCACTTGACTTAGGTAGAACAAGTGTCTTTACTGCTGACCAAGTTGCAAGTGGTATGCTTGCATTGGCAAGGGCAGGTCTTGATGGTATAGAAGTCATAAAGTCAATCGAAGGAGTAACAGACTTAGCCGCTGCTGCGGATATGGACTTGGCAGAAGCAAGTGGCGCTGTAGTAAATGCTATGCGGGCGTTTGGCTTACAAGCAGAAGATACTACACATATTGCAGATGTCTTTGCAATAACAATGTCCAGAAGTAACACAACAGTTCTTGAGATGGCAGATGCAATGGCTTACGTTGCTCCTGTTGCTCGCGCTTTAGGTTTCTCGATTGAACACGTCTCAGCAATGATAGGTGTTCTTGCAGATGCGGGTATCAAAGGTTCAATGGCGGGTACAGGTTTAAGACGTGTAATGTCTGCACTTGCGAGCGAAATTGAAGAACATGGGGTAAGGGCTTTAGACGATTGGATAACTGCACAACATACAGTAAGTGAAGACTTGTTAAAGTTTGGACGCCGTGGATTCAACGTAACCCAAGTGCTTGCACTCATGAGAAAGAAAATGCTTGAGTTGGGTGAAGCAGGTATTACCGCTTCTGATGTTGTAAAGAAAATGGCTGAGATGAGAATGGACACTTTGGAAGGTGACTTTATTAGATTGAAGTCTGCAGTTAGTGGGTTCAAGATTGTTGTTGGTGACGAACTCGAACCTGCACTTAGACAAGTAACCGAAGTGGCAACGCACTTAGTAAATGCAATGACTTCTGCGTTTGTTGAATGGTTAGCAGAATCAGACTCACTTGTGTTTAGTACAAGAGAGTTAGAACGAATAGTAGAAAACTTAATTGTAACTGCGGGCATGGGAATTGCTGCAATGGTTCAATTCTTTAATGAATCAATAAGAGAAGCAAGAATTCTTTTTAATGTTGGGCAGATACTTACAGGTCTTTGGGATGCAATAAAAGGTATTGCTGATGGCAAAGACCCTTGGGGTGCAATGACTAACTTGTCTGACATGAAGACAGACGTGATGGATATTAAAGATGCGATAGAAAAAGGGTGGTTGGGAGAAGGCGGTGCTTCGGTAGATGACTTGTTTGACAGGGTACTCAAAAAGTTTAGGGAGAACAGGGACAAACTTCAGAAAGAAATAAAAGCAACAGCAAACAAAAAAGGCAACCTGTTTTTAGAATCGCTTGGTTTGACAGGTGGCGCTGAAGGTCTAAAAGATTTAGATGAAGCAACAATTAAAATCCTAGACAAGATGAGTCAGTTTGGCGAGAAATTAAATGACCAATGGGATTTTCACGGTTGGGAAAAGTTTGAGATAGATGCACATAAAGCAATAGAAGTTCTTAAAAAGATGGGCGGTGAAGAAGGTGCTATTGAACAAGTAAAGGCAATGGTTGAAAGGCAGAGATTGATTACGTCAATAGTAGAAGCAGAAGCAGAAGTCAATGCACTTATACAGACAGGAAATAATACTTGGAATGAAGGTCTTAGTATTCTTGATACTTATAACTTTCAATTAAATCAACTGAATGAAACAACAAAGGTACTTGAACTTAGTGCTGAAGAATACTCGCGTGCTTGGGCTGGTGCAATGGATAATTTAATAAAAAAAGGTCAAGCATTGACTGACGAACTTAGAACGCCGTTGGAAAAATATAAAGACGACCTGAAAGATTTAGAAGGCTTAATGGATTTTGGTTTTATAAGTGAAGATACTTTTAGTCGTGCCGTTGCAAAACTAGAAAAAGAACTGAGTAAGAATGATGTAACACTCGGTGTAGATACTGCTAGTGCGGTTAAGGATTTAACCGAAGGTTTACAAACTGCTTTGGGTACGGTAAAAGTTGCTGGTCAAATATCAGAAACGGAAATGCTTGCAAAAAAATCTGCAAGCACACAAGCACAAATTGAAATACTTACACGGGCGGTTAAAGATAGCAGCGAGGATGTTTCAACAAACACGAAGGACGCAGCCAAGTCCTTGAGTGGGACACTCAAGACAGACGTTGACGGTTTACAAAATAAAATAGAAACAGGCGTTTCAAATGCAACCATCTCAGTACAAGGAATGTCTATGGCATATACCGAGGCGCTAATTCAAACAACCAACGACTTGAATGCGAGGCAATGGACAGAACTACAAAATGTAAACAGGAACCTAATTGACTTAAAGCAAAGGGGTTCTCAACTCACATGACTATCCAATATACAGAACGATTAGGCAGCAGAACACTTGCAAGGTCGGCAGGTTCTTATACTGCTTCTCGAACTTTTTTAGTTTACGATGATGGGGGCGCTTTTCTTTCAGTAGACTCTGCCGTGAACTATGCGGGTGGTGTGAGTTTTAGTGATACCCACCCAAACATAAGCGGCATCTTCGCTAACGGTTTTGATATTTCGGCTTCATCTGAAAGAGCAAATACATGGCAGTTAAAATGGACTTACGCTAAGCCAATAGAAGCGACAGATGCAGGCGGTGACGATGACGAGTGGGAAGATGATGGGGATAACACAGAAATAGACCCTGAAGATGGTGGCGTATTTGAACCACCTGATGGTGAAGATGGCTCAAGTGGTGGTCACGATGAAATAGGCGAAGTTGGCATTGATACCAACTACGGCGATGACGGTGAAGGTGGTGATGTTGAGCGACTATTTACTGGCTATGCTGTCAACGCAACAGTAGCACTGCTTGATGGTTACGTTGCTGGTGCAACTATTCCCACAAATGGAGACCAAGGCGGTGATGACGGCTCACTAATAAGTAGTGGAACAGTTATCCACAAAGGCGGTAGACCTGTAACCATTCCAGTATGCGTTACAACCCTTGCTATTAGTGAAACTTTTTTTGGTCCTGTGTTCTATCTAACTCCCACCAACACAAAAGCGGGTAAAAGAAACAGTGGAAGTTTTTATGGTTTCGATGCGGGTTCTGTTTTATTTTCTGGTATGAGTGTGCAACGCCAAACTGAAACAGCGTGGGACGTTACTTACAACTTTTTATGGGACGAGTGGAGCCACATGCGACAGGTGCCAAACCGAAACTCCGATGGCGAAATTGAACCCAATGAAGATGAAACTCTCGACATCTTTTTTAAGCAACCGTTCCCAAGCCAGACATCATTTAGTTTTTCACCATGACAAAAGGACAATACCCCACAATTCAACATGGTATGGGCAACCTTACGCCAGAATTATGGCGAAGGTTGATGGAGATGTTGCGAAAGTTTGAAGCACCCATACGGGATGAAACTTCTGAACAAAGTGAAGGCGTTAAGGTTTATGAGTCATTCCCTGTCGTTCTTGCAAAGGCAAAATGTATTGACCCTAATAGATATATTTATTCTTGGTCGGCAGTTTCAATTCAAGAAGATAATAGTGTTGCTGCAACAAGTCCAACAAGAACATCAACAGGCGATAATGACGAGTGGGATTATGCAGCAATTAACTTAATGGAAATTGCTAATACAGAAACAAGGGCTTCGGCGGGTGTAAACATGGCAGCAGATACTTACCCCGCAGGTTTTTCTATGCAAGCAATAGGCGGTGGTTCGTGTACAGAAACAGATTGTGAAATAGTTTTGGCTGTAAATCCAATAGTTATGTTGACCAAACTTACTGGACGAACTACCCAAACAGTTGCAAGATATGTATTTAGTAACACCAACGAGCATGACGGCGGTTGTAATTCTGACTTCCTTATTGTTACAGATGGCGTAACGCCACCAACACCTGTTGCCGAAGATGATTTGGCGTATGTTTATGTTGATGAATCAGATGGCGATTTATATTACATGGATGCAGATGGCAATTCTGTTAAGATTGGAGATGTCTAATGAGGCAACGTCTTTGCTGTAACTGTTATCAAGGTGACTTGTGTGACGCAGAAATCTACACAGAATGTGAAGGAGCAGATAGAATTGATACTTGGTTAGTTGATTGTGGCGGTACGGTGTATGATTGTACACCTACGCCTGATTGTTCAGCATGTGCAATTGGCTATGTGACAGGTGTATCTATGACTTTACATGTATATCATGGCGAGGATGAAGGAAGTGGATTTTGTGATGTGGAAACTACCTGTGGGGTGAGTGGTGCAGGGTGGCATTATTTTTATGATGACTGGTGTGACTCGCACTACGAATTAGGCGCGGATGGAACATCATACGATGGCGATTGCCTAGATTCAGATTTGCCAGTTGATTTCTTTTCAGCATGTGGGGATTGTTACACCGAAGCCAACTCTGGTTACAAAGGTATGGTACAAGCGGCAGGAGTTGGAACTAGAGGTCACAGTTCTCTCAGCGAAGAAGATTTAACATGGTACAAAGGTTTTGACATTTCAGGCGATTTGGTGAAGTTCAAAGAAGGCGAAGGTTGCGAAGAATACAGAACAGGTGAAAAGGCACTTTGGAAGATTACGGTATACCAAGAAAATGAAAATACTGCGATAAGGTTTAGATGGTATTTTAGGGATTGTTGCTACCACGAAGAATACCTGTCCATCAACGGTGGTTCTTCGGACGGTGGAAACACATTAAGTGGCGTAGCAAACTGCATAAACCTTACATCAGACGAACATGGCGTAGTTGCCACGGGTGCTACTGACACGATTTTTGAAAAAATTAGTTTGGAAGTATGGGATGAAGAAAAAAACATAATTGAGGAAGATGCTTCGATATATTTTAAGAGGTGCGAAAAGATGCGCTATGGTGCGAGTGGGCTTGTTGACTTTGGATATATGGCGGGCGGGCAGCCAGAAGATTGTGATTGCTCACCGCCACGATATTGTGAAGTCCATTGGGGCGGCAATACTTATGAGTGGACGGCATTTACAGATTGGGTTCAAATTGTAACTGTGGATGACTACAATAACTTTGATAGTTGCGTGGGCGGCAATACGTTTACAGGTTGGACGGGTTATGGTGACCCATATGGTGGTGTTTGTGATGCCGGTGACTGCTATATTACAGGTGTTACATTTACGGCAGTTTCAATATGAGTTTATTTGAACATAGAATTAGTTGGGTTTATGATGACATAGAATACTTTGCAATTCTTCAATGTGAAAATCATGCCAAGATTCTTGAGCAAGGCGTATCCGTTCATCCCAATCAAAAAGAACTGCCAAAAACTATTCCAAAAAAACAACTACCTAAACAGAAAGAAGGTTGTAGTGGCTGTGGCAAAGATGCAACACCCGAACAACTTGCTAAACGAAACGCAGTTGGTTTATCTCGGTTGGTTCGTGGTGCTGCGGGAATGCTTAAGGCAGAATTAGGCATTGGTTCAGCAAGCAAGGAAGTTGTAGCAATGAGAAAAGAACAGTGTAATGATTGTAAGCACTATGACTTTGGAGTATGCACTAACTGTGGTTGTTTCTGTGCCGCCAAAGTTTTGCTAAAATCTGAAAAATGTCCAATAAGGAAATGGTGAATTAAATGAGCAACGTAATTTGGGTTGGAACTGATAGCGGTAATGAAGGCGATTGGGATACCGCAGCGAATTGGACTGTAAGTGGTGGTTCGCCTGCCGTTCCCGTAACTGGCGATGACGTTTATTTTGTTAGTGGCAGCCAAGATGTTACAGATGGCTTTGACCAATCTGCTGTTGCGTTAACAAGTTTGAACTTTGGTACAAAGTATACAGGTAATGTCAATGCTTCATCGTTAGAAATAGACGTAACAACTTTGGACTATGCTTCGGTTGTTGGAGCGTTAGCAATAAAAGGAACACTGACCACCGTGAATGTCTTAACAACATCTATTGATAGCCCTGCACTTGAACTAGATGAATGTACCATAGGAACGCTGCGAGTTACAGGCGGAAAAGGAACTGTGCTACTTTCGGGAGCAGGTGAAGTAAGCGGTGAGACAAATATGATTGGTTGTAAGTCTGTGCGGATTGAAGTTGAAAGTACTTTTGATGTAACTGGTTCTGATGTAACTATTGATGATGGACGGTTAGTAGTTTATTCACCAACAAATTCTATGACGCAGTACGGTGGCGTGTTTGAGTTTGTTGCTGCAACTGGTACACAAAATTCTATCACGATATATGACGGTGTTTGTAGATACAAACCAACAGAAGCAACCACCTTATCTACACTGTTGATGTATGGCGGTTTCTTTGATATGCGGGGCTGCATAGCACCGAGCCACACAATTACAAATGCTACACTTTATTCAGGAGCATACATTGATGAGCGTAACGGTTTGAACAATGCCGTCTACACTAATTCGATTAGTTTAGGCGGGATTATTAAATGTGACTTAGGAAGGTCAGTAACGGTAACATAGCATGGCAACAACTACAACAATCTACGCGGATACTGACGCTAACCTGCGGGAGAATGCGCCCGATACAAATTACAGTGGCAACTCGGTATTTAGAATCGGTCAATATACTGGCTATCGTAGACACGCTGTACTGCACTTTGACGTATCGGCGTACAGTGTCCCTTCAGATATTGTTAGTGCAAAACTATATTTAACTGCTTCTGGCGATACAGGTCCTACTAGAACGATGAAGATTGCACGACTAAACCAAGATTACGTTGAGGCAGAGGTAACGTGGAATGTTGCAAGTACAGGGGTATCTTGGACGGGTGGTGCAGGTGGTGAAGGGAATGGCGCATTTACAGAGCCAACTTATTCAATAAGTGTTGGCGATGGCGAAGGTGACCAAGAAGTTGATATTAAAGAATTGGTAGTTGATGCAATAAATAGAAGGGATGACGAGTTGTGGCTTATTATTTGCTTTGACCCTACGGATACTGCAACGGAAGCGGGAAGAAGTTATTTTTACCCTAGCGAATACGGAACGGCATCATACCGACCAAAGATTGCAGTAACAGTTGCAAGAAGGGTCGTGTGGGATGGTGCATACGATGGTGACGCAGAGAACGGTCTTAATTGGGGTCTAGCAGGAACTGCACCAACAACCAGCGACTATGTACTATTTAATTCTGGCAGCGTTTCTGTGACATCGGGGAGCATTTCTTGTCATTCGTTGTTTATTAGTAAAGATTACACAGGTGAGATTTTAGCAACAGGTGGCGGTGCGATTAATTTAGTTAGTTCAACTTCCGATACTGGCAATGTTGCGGTTATCAAAAAGAAAATTGGCAGGATTCATTTAAGCGAATATGATGATTATAACAGGACGGTTTACATCTTGGATACACCAAGCGATGAGTGTACTTTTGAAACAAGAGGGGGAAACAGTTTCGATGTATTTGTGGACAAAACTACTGGCATGTTGAATGTGGTTGGCGATAGCAACCTGATAGTTGGGTTTAACAAAAACAAAAAACGAGTAACAACATCGGGAACAGTAACAGATATTATTGCGTGTGGTAAAACGGTGTACTTAGATAATGGGTGTAACGATTTAACTATTTGTAATAATGGAAAAGTTGTATGCAACTCTGGTTCAGTAAATGATATAACGATTGGCAAAGGTATATTTTCTCAAAAGTCAATTGCAGTAAATGATGTCGTAATGTACGGCGGTGAGTTTAACTTTAAAGATAACGAGAATGCAGTATCAGACACAAATGATGTAACACTATACCAAGGGTCTAAGTTTATTGCGAAAAGCAATTCTGTCGATTGGACTCCGCAAGGTGATTTAATTATATGGGGCGGGAACTTTACAGTTGATTCCGCACAGATTACAGTGGTGTAGCAAATGACTAATTACGCAAAGTTTGCAGCCATCAGTTGTACACATTGCCCGTACCAAAGCGAACGTGCAATTGACAAACTACTTGAAGAATTAAAAGGCAGAAAACTTACGCACTTCATCCACTGTGGGGATGTGGTCGATGCAGAAGCGGCAAGTGTTCACAATGATAACGAACCAGTTGGGCATACGTTAATTGAAGAATATAAAGTTGCGGCACACATGCTTTCGAGAATCCGCAAGGCATTAGAACCTGACACTAAATTAGTGTTGTTAGATGGCAACCATGACGATAATATCCAACGCCCCGATTCACGCAGGATAAAATATGACCTGCGTGAACTTTGCAACCCAAGAAAGATTGAAGGCGTAGCAGATGAATATAAACTTTGGCAGCACGTTCCGTACCGTCATGGTGCAAGAGGTTGTTACCAACTTGGTGCGGTGATTTTCAGTCATGGTTTTTCAACTGGTGCAAACAGCGATGAGTTAGAAGCCATACAATTGGCGATGGCGTGTGGCGGTCATGCGCACAGGTTGATTGTTAGAGGGCATACACACCGCCCTGTACCGCCCACACAGTGCAAGCGTAGTGCAAGGGTCAAACTACCGTGGCACTATTGCAATGTTGGCTATATGGCGTTTGATGACCGCCCCGCATATACTCACCGCTTCGACATCCAACAATGGGGAAGGGCTTGTTTAGTTGGGGAAACCAAAATAGGACGGGCAGACCGAGTTGGAAAAGATGCGTGGAAAGCACAACTAATACCACTCGATTAAATACACAATCTCAAAAACTATCATATTTGATATGTTTTTCGTTTCATTCTTAAGTTGCGACAGTTTACGCGCTAGGTGCAACAACTTATACCTTATATGTATTTGGCTTGTTCTGTTATAATGCACCGATATATCGAAAGGAACGGACTCCAATCGTCAAACGAGATAGCCAATGTATTGGCAACGAGGGGAGTCCAAAAGTTAAAAGGAGTTGCCAATGGCACTCAAAGCAAAACAGCCGAAAGCGAAGGACGCTCGGCTAAAATTGTTTATGTATGGTGATGCAGGGGTGGGTAAAACTACTGCCTCTTGCGTACTACCTGCACCTTACATAATTGATACTGAACAAGGTACAAACAATTACTCGGAACTCATAACCAAGGCAGGTGGTGCTGTGTTCCAAACAACTTCAATGGATGAAATTATTGAAGAAGTAAGACAGTTGCGTAAAGAAAAGCATGATTACAAAACTTTGGTAATAGATTCATCCACACCCGCATACTTTGACTTGATTGAAAAGTGTGAGGAAAAAGTTGGCTCAGAGTTTGGCAGACACTATGGTGAAGCAAACAAATACATGAGGCGGTTAATTAACTTGCTCATGGATTTAGATATGAATGTTATCTTCACAGCACATAGTAAAGTTGTGTATGGCGATGATATGAAAAAGATGGGCACAACCTTTGATGGTTGGAAGCGTTTGGATTATATCTTCGACCTTGTTTTAGAATTGCGAAAGATTACACCAACAAACAGGAAGGCAAAAGTTGTGAAGACACGGCTCGATGGCTTCCCAGATGGCGATGTATTCGATTGGACTTTTGATGCGTTGTCTAAACGATATGAAGTTAAAGAAATGGAACGTGAAACTGTTGCTGTTAAAGTTGCGACAAAGAAACAGATTGAACAGATAACAAAGATTGCCGAGAACATCAATGAAGGTAATGAGTTTGTTTCTGAATGTATTAAAAGAGCAAGAGTAGGCGTCTTAGAAGATATGCCACAAGACAAGGCAGACAAAATGATTGAAGCAATGAAAAAGAAAATAGGAGCAATAGAATGATTGAGTATAACCCAGAAGATGCAACTGAAGCAAATGACTTTCAACCTTTTCCTGTTGGCGAGTATGAGGCAGAAGTTATTGAGGCAGACCAAATGGTTTCAAAAGCAGGCAATGATATGATACGCTTAAATCTTGTTGTTACTAATGACAAGGGTGGCACTACAAGAATTTATGACTACATAGTTATTCCTAATACCTTGTTCAAACTTAAGTCTATTTGCAGGTGTTTAAGTATTGAGTTTGATGGTACACTTGATGAGCAGATTTTAGTAGACCAAAGAATGAAAGTTAAGGTTGGGATAGAAAAAGGTGATGACAAGTATCCCGCAAAGAATAGAATTGATAGATACATTGATGGCATAGGTTCAAACAGTACACCTGTTGAGACTCCCACTATACCGAAAGATGATATACCATTCTAAAACTGAGTACCAAGTTATCCTTTCGCTTGTGGGGTGGGAGAAATCCTGCCCTGCAAGTTTTTGGATACGGCAAAGATGAAAGGACTTATTGATGCCGAAGAAAAAAACAAACAAGATGCCAGCGATATTATTTTATACTGGCGATTGGTTGAAAGACCCCGCCATAAGATGTTGCAGTTTAGAAGCAAGAGGATTGTGGATTGAGATGTTGTGTTTAATGTATGAGTCACCACAACGAGGGTACCTATCTCTCGCAAACGGAGTTGGCGTGTCTGACGTTCAGTTGGCTAGGATGGTCGGAGCATCGATTGAAGAAGTCAAACGCATCACAGGCGAACTGAAGGCTTGTGGCGTGTTCTCAGAAACCAAGGACGGAATTAAGTATTCAAGGCGTATGGTTTCAGATGAATTAGTTAGAGCAGATAAAAGTAAGGCAGGGAAGAAAGGAATGGAAAGCCGTTATAGCAGAAACGATAACAAGCCACCTAACAGAGAGGTAACAGTTGTTGAATATGAATATGAAGATGAATCTGTAATTGATTCTTCTAATAATTATTTAGTAAATAGAAAGTCAAGAGAAAATAATAAAGCAATTGACTTTGTATTAAATGCAATACCTAAAAACCGTTTGCAGAATCCAAGCAAGACACGGATGCAGATTCGCAGGGTGTTAGATGTTGCAATTAGTAATGGTAAAGATGAGATGGATTGTGCGACATTGCTTGCCGAGCGTTTTGGTTTGTACTACAAGTCGCAAGAAGGTAGTGGTGAGTATTTTAAGTCACCGCACAAATGGTTAGAAGAAGATTGTCATTTAGTAGACCCAAGCGTTTGGGACTCACGAAAAAAACCCCAACCCACAAGTGGTTGGGATTCAATTAAGAAAGGAAATATAAGCAATGAATTATAAACATACGGCAGAACGGATGAGGTATTTGGCTGAATCCCACCTAGAATTTGTTGAGTCGTTAGAAAACAAAGCACCACTCGTCTTACAAGACAAGACAGAGGTGTATAGTTTTTTGACTGACGATAATGTCTTGTACGCTGTGCATCTTACTTATGTTTATGCTTGCAAGCAAAGACATGACATAGAATCTCAGGTTGAAGGCAGGAACTTTATGGTTACTGGTTTGTATTGGATACCCAATGCAAGTCAGACTCCTATTGAGGTTGATGGCTACGAAGAACTTACTGATAGATGTAATGAGTTTATGAAGATTAAGTTTGATATTGAAGATTGCTATACCAAATATGATTTTGGTTATGAAGAAGAAGAAGAAGAAGAACTTGCGTATGGTAATAAATCAAGTGATAACCCTAACCCTGTAGACCATGAGCGAGGACACTACTTATGAGTGATAAGAAACAAAAAGAAAGCGAAACTTTTAAGGCAGTTGGTATGATGGTTGGATATGCGTTGGTAAACTTTACCAAAGGAGCATTCTTTGTACTCGGTGGTTACTTTGTATTACGGTTAGTTGGTGTGTTGCAATGAATGAAATAGAAACAACAATAGACAGGAACGCCGAATGGGCAAAGTCAATTGAGGTAATGGAAGGTCTGTTTCCTAAATGGCAACCGTCAAAAGAACAAGCGGAATCATGGACAAAAAAGTTTGGGATGTTAAATCCTGAATGGTTTAGGGAAGCATTGCATTTAACTTACCACACTTACAATAGCGATAGCCCAAAACCTAAATGGGTTGCAGAAATGTTTAGACAAGTTAGTGCAGGGCATCGAGGTATACCATTGAATGAGTCAGACGGTGCATCAATTCGACATCAACAAGAACAAGAGGAAAAGGAGTTACACGAGTTGCAAGCGAAGGCAGACAGAGAACGTGTTTGTAAAGAAGTTGCAACGTGGACACCCGAAGACGCAACACATTGGGCAACCTTGTTTGCAAAAAAGTATAATGGTATGGTTTCTGAAAGGAATAAACTAAACGACATAACAACATGGTCGGACACCTTTACCCAGTTTGTTTTTGTGTTTAGGAAAATGCAGACGCAATAATAAAAACAACCAACGCAAATACTGCACATAATGACAGCGCCCTCACGATTCAATTGTGAGGGCGTTTTTGGCAATTGCGTCATATATATATGTATTGGTGCAGATTTATCTGCGTTTTTAGCGTAATAAATGCAAAAATCACGTTTTTTTCATATTTATAGGCATATATGGCGATTATTGATGTATATTAAACAAATACAAATTGATTCTTATTGAGTTTAGGCACTAACGGTTGGGAATGAAAAAGCCAACGAAGTACAATCATAAATCGAAAGTGATGGTTGGAACAAAAGTCAAACAAGAATTCAAAAAAAGTTAGGCAGATTGGACAATGACATTCAACCGCGAATCAAAGCGAAGCGAATCGAGTCAACAACTGCAACAATTTTTTTTGAGTTTGAAAGCGAACGGCGACACGCACAAGTAGCATCGAGAGAATCAACACATAAGAACGAATACGAAGTTGTAATCAAGTCAACAAATGTAGCAACGCACTATTGCACCAAGACATTACAAGTAATTAAAAGTTACGAGTTGTAAAAGAATGTTATTTACAATCGGGCAACACTTGTTAGTTGTAGTCGAGTGAACAAAGTGAAACTTGCAATTGCATAGTTGATAAGAATATTGAGTGCGTAAATTAAACACTCACAAACTTAGCAAGGGGATAAGTAACACGAGCCGAAAGGTTGGTGTTGCTATTTGTTAGTTAGGTATTTTTATTAAAGCCGAAAGGCACAACGAAAGGAAACAGTTATGAAATATGGACACAGAATTATTCTTGTACCACGCGAGTCATTCTATACGGAGTTTGCAGAAGAGATTGCAAAGAAAATCAATTCAGATGATTCTGACAATGTGGAAACCTGTAAGCGGTTTGGATATGACTTAAAGAAACTTATTAAAACACTCGACTCACCACTTACTGATGAAGAACGAGATTGGTACGAAGGTCTTGCCGTATCGCTCGCAAAAAACGAAGTACGAAAATAACAAACAATTCTTAGAAAGGATAAAACAATGATTACTAGAAAAGATTTGAACGCAATAGCAAACACACTAAACCAACGTATTCAACTTTACTTGAAGCAAGACGAGTTGGACAAAGCAAAAGCAGTTTGGTTCACAGCAGAAGAAATGTACCACACAATGGTTTCACTGAATCCAAAAGTACAATACACAAAATGGAAAGAAGCAATTTGTGTTGGGTTCAGTTATGGCGAGTTGTTTGAAGACCAACGTGCAATGACTAACGCAGAATGCTTGGATACAGCAATGGCTTTGATTGAAGCAGGACATGAAATGGAAACAGTAACAATGGATGCCTTAACAACAGTTGACGAAAGTTGCCCGATAACAAGTAAGGATTGGGAAGTTGTTATGGAACGAATGAATACACTGGAACAGTGTGAACACTACGAAGCAATCGGACGAAAATTAACAGAACGAAAGTAAACAAACAATTCTTAGAAAGGAATTACACAATGAAGAAATTGACAAAAAATCAAGTACGAGTATCGACAAGCGACTTCAGGTTCGCACATGGAAAATCACCAAGAGGATTCGGTGGTTGGGTTTTCGAGTTCAACCACGCTTTTGTGGAACGCGCCCCAACTGGTTCATTCGCCGAGGCAAAGAAGTGGGCAATCAATCGAGCCGTTCAACTTGGAACAACAACCGTAGAAGTTTGCAGTTAAACAAACCGCCAACTGGCACAACGAAAGGAATTACACAATGAAACTTACCAAAACAAAAGCATCAGAATACAACTACGGTATACACATCGACCATTACAGCCACGCAATGTGGGCTGTTGTCGATTCAAATGGCAACCAAGTTTGTGAAGTATTGAATAGCAACATTCACGGTTGGCAAATAATAGTAACAACTGATGAAGGCAAGAAGCAAACAGTTGCAGACAGTGAAACAGGAATGACTTGGAAGCACACAACCAGAAAGCAAGTTTCAGATTTAGCACTTGCTTGGGCAACGAATCTCTAAAAGGAATTAGATATGAAACTTGAAACAGTAAAAGAAATTGCAAGCAAAAGAGGAATAAGCATTCAAGCGAATATAACTCATGTAACTTTGCTTACAGACACAAAAACAATTAGTCTGAACCTGACAGTTGCGGGCAATGTTGGACATACGAGAAAACAAGTTGAGCGTATATGCGACAACTTGGTTGCAGGAAGAATTGGAATACAAAGAAAATAACAAACAAGGCGAAAGCCGAAAGGAATTAGTTATGAGTAAGAAACAAAAGCACGAAGGTTTTAGTGAAGCGATGCAACCAACAATGGAAGCATCAGCAAAGGCAATGGAACAAATGATTGCCGACAACACGCCAACTTACACAGACAACATCGAAGAGGTGTACAAAGGTCATACAATCATCGTTGATAGAATCAATGGTGACAATCCGTTTGGTTGTACTGACCAAAGAATGGGTTGCTATCCAAGAACGTGTATTGTGCCTGATGGTGAATACAAATGGATTGCAGTTACTTGGCATGTAAAAGCAGCCAAGCGCATCATTGACTTTTATGTTGGTGATATTACAGAAGAAAAGTTTGACAAACTTAATGGTTCAAACAATGACAATTGGTATGGAAATCTAATAGCGAAATGATGGGGAAGTATATCAATTTTAATCAAGAAAGGAATTAAGTAATGAAGTATCTTAAATGGATATGGGAATTGGTAAATGATTTGGCAAGGGCTTTAACCCAAAGTGGATACATTGAAGTATTGCCAGATGATAAAGACAAACACCGAGAAGATTATTTTGAAGGTGTTAGAAAAGAGTTAGAAATGTTAGAAGAAAACAAGTAAGCGTTTTACTTGTTACAAAAATTAGTATGGGGCTTGGTTGCACGGTGTAGCCAAGTCCCTTGTTTATGAAAGGACAAAAAAATTATGAGTCACGAAATAGAAAAACATGACAAGATAGTTGTTGCAAAGGAACAAGCATGGCATGGTTTAGGAATTGTTGTTGAGGAAGCACCAACACCATACCAAGCATTGCACATTGCAGGAATGAATTGGGAAGTTGGCACTTGCCCATTGTATGGTTTGGTTGAGGGTGAAGGTACACAAGAACCAACTCGAGTAGTGTACGAAGACAGATATGGTTTGTATCGTAAAGACCTCAACCTAATGCTTGGCAACTGTTCTGAACATTATGTACCAATCCAAAACGTGCAAGTTGCAGACCTAATCTATGACGTTGCACATAGCGAAGACATTAAAGTTGAGTCAGCAGGTTCATTAAAGAATGGACAACGCATTTTCTTTCTTGTTGAGTTAGGTTCGATGGGATTACAGAATGGCGATGACGTTATCAAGCAGTACGCATTCTTTCACACTGGTCACGATGGCAAGACAGGTTTGAGTGTACGGCAAACAAATGTTCGGGTAGTTTGTGCAAACACCGAAGCAGCNGCAATGCGAGATTCAAGCATACGGTTACGGCACATGGGCGAGAACGCTTATGACCTTGATGCTGTACGAGCAAAGTTGGGTGACATTAGAGCACAAGCAAAGTTGTTTGAGCAACTCATGGAAACAGCCATTGAAACAGAATGGGATGACGCAATGATGAGTGAATACTTTATCAAGACTTGGAAGCAAGGTAAAGGCAAACCGTTGCCAACAGACCAAGAGTCAAAAGCGTTTACTAAGTTTGCAAACACAATGCAGACATGGCATGACTACGCAATGAAGCATGAGCATCAAGCGAACTGTCATGGCACAGCATACTCAGCGTTCCAAGCAGTTACCCAATATGCAACTCACGATATGAACGTAAAGGATATGGGCAACGGCAAAGACCAAGCAAGACAGTTGAATACATTGTTTGGTGGCGGTAGCAGACTTGGTGATTCAGCAGGCAAGAACCTTACACTAGCACTTAAATAAGAAAGGCGCAGCAATACAACATCGGCAATAGTGTCGATGTTGTTTGCTGTTTTAATTATGAAGATTACAATTTACGAAGTAGACACAGGATATTTTATTGCAGACAATGTAAAGCATGGACAAGAGTTTAACACAGGTGAACCAAAGAAATTTTTTACTAAGAAACTTGAAGCAGAAAAATGTTTTAGGCGGGAAACAAAGCGACTACGTTGTGATGATGTAGATTGGTATGCTGTTACGCTGAAAGAAAAAACATTTGAAGGTTCACCAAGAGCAATAGTTGCAACAGCAAATGGCGATAGATTGGTTGAGCAATGTTGCGTAGTATGGAAATTATTAGATGCTTTTCAATTGACAGAACTCGAAGTAATAAAGCGAAGCAATGATATGAACAAGTGGAAAGTTAAAAGGATAAGAATATGAGTTTTTTAGAAAAAGCAATCGTGCAAATGTATACAAAGCAAAGTGACTTCAGGAAAAAGTATTACGATAACAATTCAGATAACCAGAAAGGAGTAATGCAACCAACATCATTGGAAGCATTGGAAAGTATTGACCGCATGAGCATAATGGAAAAAGTTTTGTGTGAGTTAAAGATTTTACAATCGACTGATGATGAGTTGGAACAACGTATGGAACTGCGACACCAAACTCTTAGCAGTAGCCGTAGAGGTTGCGTAGTTAAAGGATGGGTAGTACCAACAGGAAAGAAACGACCAACACGTTCAGGCAGGAATGCAAATGTTTGGGAGTTGACTGAAGAAGGCAAAGCAAAAGTAAAAACTATTTTAGAAAGGATAGAACAATGAGTAATATGAGTTACTGTAGATTTGAAAATACCACAAGGGACATGAGCGATTGTATGGATGCACTAGAAGAAGCAGATTGGAATATGGATAGTCTAAAACAAGATGCTTCAGAAGATTATGAGCAACCCGCAATGGACAGGTTTATAAAACTGTGCAGACGAGTTGTAAAGATTATGGGTGAAACAGAAAGGAAACAAAATGTTTGAAGCAATTAAATTGGCAAGTGAACTTCATCAGTTGAATACACACAACAGGCAAATGGTTTTTGGTTTGCTTAATGACTTACTTGAAAGGGATAAGGATAAGATGTTAGTCAGAGATGAAAACGGTGAGCCGTTTAATCGACATGGTGGCGTAGGTCAGTTGGTTCAGCCACAAAAGAAACTTGATGTCTATTGCTAAGGTGATGGAATAGATTGAGGAAGCCCTCATACAACGAAAGTTGTGTGGGGGTTTTTTTTTGGACTTTTTTTACCTAGGACAAAGAATAAACAGATACGATATTAAATAGAGCAAGTAGTATGAAACTTACACAAGACATTATGGACGACCTAGCACATATCACGTTGAGGTGGTCGAGGCGAATGCACTATCTATTCCCACTATGGGAAGAAGATGAGTTGCGTAATGAAGCATTCTTGGTAAGCATCAGATTACTTGAACGTGGACGATACAAACGAGAGTTGTCTTCGCTGTCCACCTTCCTCTGGCACGCATTGAAGTTTGATGTTGGTCATAGGTACAAGCGTGCAAATGCCCAAAGGTACTTAACTTGCCCCGATGGTGTAAGGCGTTATCAGCAAAAGGAGTTGAGTCAATGCGACCTAACCAAAGCACAGCAGTACGAATATGACGAAAAAAATACTGATGACGATATGCCTCTGTCTTTCATTGATGTACAAGTAGTACACAATGAGTGGGCTTCGGGTAGAATTCAAGGACATACCGAAAAGGATTTGGTTATGCGAGGTATGAGTTTGAAAGAACAACGAAGGCAAGCACAGGAGTTCAAGAATAACTATGAACAGCAGAGCAAAAGGTGCGAGAGGTGAACGGTATTATGCTAATTGGTTGAAACAAACTTTTGGTTTGAATGCAAGACGTGGACAACAGTATTGTGGCTTGGCAGGTAACGCTGATGTAGTTGATGGCTTTCCAAATACTCATGCAGAGGTTAAGTTCGTTGAGAAACTAAACATTGATAAGGCAATGGAACAGGCATCAAAGGATTGTGGAAACAGTATTCCTTATGTTGCACATAAGAAGAATAGGTGTGATTTACTAATTACTATTAAGGCAAAAGACTTAAAGGCGTTTAGCGAAAGTGTAATGGGTGTAATGAATGACAAGTGACCAAGACCCATTCCAATCAATAAATGGTTGGACTGAAAACAAGAAATTAGTTCTACATAGACTAGAGGAGATAGAACATCATGTGCGTAGTATGGAAAAAAGGATTAGCAAGATTGAAAAAGATATTGCCGTTCAGAATACACAGACTAGAATCTTTGCAGGTATCATTGGTGCGGTTGCAGGTCTTGTTCCTGCTTTGCTTTCTATCCTTATGGCAGGTAGGATGTAGTGCAATAGGTAGAATGTTTAATCCTGCACCAACGATAGGAGAACAGGTTGGTCATGTTGCAAGGGAAGTAAGTAGCGCAGGTAACGAACTTGCTATGCTTAGTTGGATAGGTGGGATTGCCACGTTGGTTGGTATCGCCTCACTTGTAATAACAAGAGGTAGTATGGGAATGAGGGCAATTATCATCGGCGTTATACTAATCGTACTCAACTTCGCAGTAGCAAACTACATGAGTTGGATATTAGTACCTGTGCTTGTTGCAACAGGTTTGATTAGTTTGGCGTGGTCATATAAGACAGTTAAAGAAATGTTACATAAAAAGGAGTTTAGGAATGGCTAGTTTATTAGGAACAGTTTGGTTTGTTGGTTTAGTTGGTGTTGTTTGTTTTTGTGCAGGTGTATGGTGGTCTGATAAGGTGAAGAACTTACTTGGCAAGTAGAAATTATTTTGCAAGCAGTTAGAGTGAATCATTCAAACGCCCACATCCCATCACCAACAAAGGAATTGATACTTGAGTTGGCGCGTGGTATACATTGCACAATAGCAGGTATGGCAACTGATGATATAGGCGAGAAGCACGAACAGTTTGACAGATTGCCTGAGAATGTGCAGAGGTACTGGATTGCAGGTGCAAAGATAGCGTATGCTATTATTACAGTACACGGTGGCGGTCAAGTCGAGAAGATACCTGATGCCAAATAGAATCAAGAACTTCTGCCGTGGTTTGAATTGCAACAACAAAGCAAACGTAGGCAGTACGTTGTGTTGTGGCTGTGCTAAAGAAAAGAAAGAACAACAACTAACTCCATCGGAACAAGGATATGATTATCATTGGTCGAAGGTAAGTAAGTTAGTAAGACGTAATGAACCAGTGTGCAGAATGTGCAAACAAAAACTTGCAACAATGGTTGACCATATTGTTCCATTGAAGCAAGGTGGCGAACGGTTGTCACTCGACAACTTACAACCATTATGTTTGCCATGTCATAACACAAAAACGAATAACGATAAAGCAAAGTATTCGTATTGAATCGCAACGTAAATAGCGAGAGAATCGCAACATCGTACAAATGCCCTCAAATGTGTATTGTAATGCGTTATTAGGTGTAATACCTTACGCATATCTTAGACGCAGTACAATCGCCTGTGCGACCGTTTAAGAACTCAGATGACAAATGGCATTCAGAACCCCATGAAACGCAGTACACGCAGTGCTAGCCCCCTTAAACGCAAAAGGGGGGCATATTGCGTTTATAACATGGCGTGTTTTTCGTAA